ATGATTTTGAAGGTGGCAATCTAATATTTAATAAACAAAACCATACACTAGTTCCAGAGACTGGCACACTTGCATCTTTTGCAGGTGGCTTTGATAATACTCATGAGGTTACAATGATAACTTCTGGAATAAGATACACTCTCGGATCATTTTGGGACAATCGGTCACCAGAGTCATATCCTCAAGAAACAATAGATGCTTGGGATGCAGAGATGAAAAAAATTAGAGAAGAGCAAGAAGTAATAAAGTCGGAATGGCAAGATGCATTAAAAGAAGGATACAGAATAGATCTAGACGGAAATAAATACAAAATAGAGGAGAACGACTAATGAAGCTAGAAGAAAAATTACATGAAAATGTTTACATGTACTCAGATGTAATTGAGAATCCACAAGCAATTATTGATTTGATAAATAAGCTAGATTCTGATGAAAGAGTTCACAAGGTTATTCCAAGCTGGAAAAACTGGAATTCAAGCAGCAGAGACGGTAACATCTTTGGAAAGAAAAAGGACTTTAATCTTTCTGAAGTAGAAAATTTAGATGAAGATATAAGAAAAGATGTAGACTTTATCATATCAACAATTAGAAATGCTATTAAGAATATATCAGAATCCTTTATTGTTGATCGAGGCCTTAAGGGAGTTCCAAACGTATCACCGTTTGTTGGTATACAAAAGTATATCCCAGGCTGTGCAATGGGAGCTCACTTTGATAGACAAGCTGGAGATAATAGCCTAGAGTGGTCAATTATTATTTACTGGAATGATGACTATGAAGGCGGAGAAATATCGTTTGTTATTAGACCAGAAGATCTCAGGTTAGAAATGAATGGTCATCTTAGACCACCAGATGATGCGCTAGACCCAAGGACTAAAGATATGGTTACATTTACTGCAAAGCCAAAAGCTGGAAGCGCATTAATTTTCCCATCTACAGATCCATACAAGCACCAAGTTCATATTATGAAAGAAGGAGAAAAGTTTATTACTCCTGGATTTATATTTGTTGATGGTTATGTTGTAGGTGGCCCAGGTGGACCATCAGAAGAATACATTAAAGCATACCATGAACAAAACCAAGAGTAATGTAGTTGATGCTAGACTATAAAATTGTAAAGTTATCTGATCAAGTTTATGAAATACAAAATTTTATAACAGAAGACGAGCTTGATCAGGTAATGCAATTTATAAAAGCAAGGGTCAATTCAGACTGGCATGAAGAAAACATTACTTACGATTTCTGGAAAGATAAAGTTTTAAATAGCAGTTTTATAAATGAAGACCCAATGTTTATTAAGATTTATGAGAGAGTCTGTAGATTGTTTACTGGTTACGTACAAGTGACTGGAATAAATTTACAAAGATACTTGATAAACGATGCCCTAGGAGAGCATACTGACGATCATGAGGGCCATAGAATTAACGATGAAAAAATTTTTTATGGTGTAGTTATTTACTATAACGATGACTATAAGGGTGGAGAACTAAATTATCCAGATCTTAAAATAATTCATAAACCAACTGCAGGGTCATTGCTTTTACATGGAGGAGAAATACTTCACGGAACGCTTCCAGTTCAAGATAATATAACTAGATATATGTCTACAATGTTTGTAAAGCATAAACTAAATGAAGTTGTGTCTTTAAATAAAGATGTTTTTGGAGAAATAAATGGAATATAAAGGAACTAGCGGTCAAGAAAGATTTGTCACCCAATTGCTCAAAAATAAAGAAAATGGTTTTTATGTAGAGCTTGGTGCTTTTGATTCTAAGCAAGGAAGCAACACATATCATTTAGAAACAGATTATAATTGGAACGGCGTATCGTTTGAGATAGACAAGCAAAGACATGCTGAATTTGTTGCAAACAGAAAGAACCCATGTATCCTTGGAGATGCTACACATTTTAATTATCTGTCCTACTTTGAAGAAAACAACTTCCCAAAACAAATTGATTATTTACAAGTAGATATTGATGCTGGATACACCCAGCAGGGAAATGCTGTTGGAAATCCTTATTTAACATTGCATGGACTATTAGCAGTGCCTCTGAGCAAGTACAGATATTCTATAATAACTTTTGAACATGATGCACAAATTGAATATAACAATAAGGGCATGAGAGAAGCTCAAAGAGAAATCCTGTCCTCACTTGGCTACAAATTAGTTGTAAGACAATGGCATGAAGACTGGTGGGTAGACCCATACGCAATTGATTATCTGGAATATAGAGAACACTTTAATATGGGATGGACATAATGAGTGGTCAGCTAAAGCAAGAACATCATGATATAGTTAAAGATTATCTTGAAACGGTAGCCAGCAAAAAAAGTGATGCGTACATGCTTACGATTGCAAGAGACGGGGAAGAACCAGCAAGATCAATTATATTCTTTCCTAATGCCATTGAAGCAGCAGAAGCATATAATATGTATAAGGACTGGGGATTTGCAAAGCAATATTTAACGGTTAGGCTATATGAGCCAAATGGAAGAATTAACGAAAAGGTATTCAAGAGAAATCAAGCTGGGGATCCTACATTTTTAAGAACAAATTATATTGATATTACAGAAACCCTATTAAAGCTAAAGCCTTTAATTTCAATCGAATCATATGAGGATGCATGCATGGAAATAATGACCTCATTTGCCAAGGATAACTGGAGATTTGACCCAGAAAGATTCCTATCAAATCTGGGAATTGACAAAAAGCTAGACTGTTGATTTTAGTAGTTGTTGTAGTATAATATTAAATATGACTCCTTACAAAAGAATCCCTAGAAGACATTTTACAGATTTTCAATTTAACCCCTACTTTAAGAGCCATGCCTTTATTGAGAGAACAGATGCTGCACACGAAAAAAATAAGCAGTCTGCCTCTAAGATAATAAAGAAATTAAAAAAACTATTTTTTAGGAAATAATGTCATACTACCTTTCTACAATAAAAGATTTTCCTACGGGACTATGGAAGCTTGATGAGACTTCTGGCTCTGTTGCCTACGATATTTCTGGGTGCGGTAACAATGGATCTTATGTGGGTGGAATTGAGATATCTGGAATGCCAATAGTCTCTGGAGGTCGGCATTCAAATAAAATAGATAGCACTAAATCAATTCAGTTTGTCATTTCAAAAGATTTTTCTGGAACTACTGGCACGGGAGGATTTGGAACCCCATCAACCTACGACAACGACTTTACGCTTGAAGCATGGTTTCATCCAAAAACGCTAACATCTATAACTCCAATATTTGCAGATATAGATGGAATTGGTTTATATTGGGACAACGGCAACGTAGTTTTTAAATTAGAAAATGAAAGACTTGATTACTCTGTCCCTAATCCAAGCAGAGTGCTTCATGTTGTTGGAGTATACTCTGTAAGCTCAATGAGTTTGTATATAGATGGAGTTTTGGTTGAAAGCAAGCCCATATCTATATCTTTTACAAATCCAAGCATAACGTTATCATCTGGGCCAGCCCCAGCAGGAGAACATTTTATAATTGACTGTCCAGCAGTTTACAGATATGCTCTTTCTGGAAATTCAATATTATCGCATTACAATAATTTATTTTTAAATAATGATGAGCAGGTTGCAGTTCCAGAGTTAGGTGAGTTATTTATAGGGGCAGAAAGATATCAAGACATAGCAACAAAATATGTTTATCCCGTTCAGGTACCCTGGAGAGACCTTGTATACGATAATGCAGCATTGTCATATAGCCAAAAGAATAACAGTATTTATTTAAATTCAGGATTTACTAGCGGAGAGTTTATAGAAGATCTAGTTTTAAACATTACAAATCAATATGTATCTTCAAGTATAGAGTGGGTATCTTCAAAAGGAGTTTCAGTATATGTATCAGAAACATCTGAATCTGGCCCCTGGACACCGTGTGTAAATGGATCATCTATACCAGGATTTTCTCAAGGTTCTGGATTTTCTTCAAATAAAATACTATATTTTAAATTTGTGTTTACCTCTACAAACTCAGACATTTACTTGCCAGAGCTTTACTCTTTAAAAATTTACTTCCATTCTGAAAAGAAAGTGTTTTCTCATAATGGAGGAAGCACATTGGCTACTTCGCAACCAACTATTGGGAGCACTTGGGACTTTGATGTATCAAACAATAAATATCCAATTAGAACCAGAAGCTCTGATAATGGAATAAGGCCAAAATCTTCAGCATTTTTTATAAACTCAGTAGAGGATGTTAGAAACATTGAAATGATACTTACTCCAAAATCATTATCTAGTGGTAACCTTATATTTAATAAAACTGGAGAAGTAGAAACATCGTTTTCCTGGGCGGCAGGAGGGGCAATATCAAAATCTAATATTAGCAATGTATACGTAAATGGTCAGGACATTTCTTCGGCAACAAACATATCTTCTTATTTATATATAGGTGAGCCAAATTATATATTAATAAAAACAGCTTCAACAATAACTGGACCCATTTGGTTTAATGGCAAGCAGCTTTTAGGAGTAAGGTCTGGAGTCCTTGACGATAACCAGTATCAGAATATTGCACTGTACCAAGATCCATCAATTAGCCACCAAGAGCATTATGACCTTTATATAGGCAAATCTTTATCTGTTGGGCAAGGATCGTCAATGTCAATGACACAAGGGCCTGTGTCAACATACTCAAGAGACAGGGTAGTGTTCCAAACTCTGTAATTTTGTCAGGTTGAGTGACAAAAAGCTGGACTTATGTATATAAGAATGGTAAAATAATTAACTATGGACATAAAAAGAATTAATGCTCAAATGAAATCTGGGGATACCAGATTGGGTGTTTATGTCTGGGAGATGCCAGATGGCAGATGGGTTGGAGATGAAGACAACAACTTCCTATCAATAGCATCAATGATTGGTAATAAAGAAAGAATTGCTCTGCTAGCATCAGCAGTTGCTCACTATGGAATTGACGTCGGCCAGCCTAAGTTTATTGAAGGAAGTAGACAAATTGACGACGAAGAGTTTGAGTATCAAAAGCAAAGATTAAGATGGGGACTTACTCCAGATCCTTTAGATATTAGTGTACATAAAGAAGAGATGGCTAAGCTGAATGGTGGTAAAAAATGATTGAGAATGAAGACGATATGCTTATTAATAACATAGAGGTTTCTAACGTGGCGGACTGGATGAGATTTAATAATCCAACCACTCAAAAATCAGACGATCTATTTGATATAGAGGGCGAAGATATTTTAAAGCTTTCAGGACTGGGAGCTTCATTTAGAAGAAAAGTTTCTAGAGATCTGCAAAAATCTTTTGTTGGAAAAGACGGCGCAGTAAGCCAGCAGCTTCAACATCAACAAGCAGTTAGCGGGTACGCTACGTTTGATCTAATTCAACCAGAATACAACTTAGATTATCTATCAACAATTTATGAAATTTCTCCATACAACTACGCTGCTATAAATGCAAAGGTAGCAAACATAGTCGGTCTTGGATTTGATTTTATTGAATCAAAAAAGACAACGGATGCCTTAGATGAAATTAATGATGAAAAGCAATTAGAAAGAGCACGTAAGAAGCTGAATAGAATTAAGCAAGACTTGCATAAATGGCTTGAAGATTGTAACGAAGATGAAACTTTTAAAGAAACACTTATTAAGTTCTATACTGACGTAGAGGCTACTGGTAATGGCTATCTGGAGGTCGGTAGAACGACGAATGGAAAGATTGGGTACATTGGCCACATACCCTCAAAGACAATGCGTGTGAGACGCCTTAGAGACGGTTTTATACAGCTTCTTTACGGCAAGGCTGTATTCTTTAGAAACTTTGGGGATACAGAAACAATAAACCCTATAGCAGGACAAGAAGATAGACCTAACGAAATTATTCATTTAAAAAAGTACACACCAAAAAATAACTATTATGGAATCCCAGATATAATTGCTGCACAAAATGCAATGGCTGGAAACGAATTTGCTGGTAAATATAACTTAGATTATTTTGAAAATAAAGCGGTCCCTCGATACATTATTACAGTAAAGGGAGCAAAGCTTTCTCCAGAATCTGAAAGAAAATTGCTTGAATTTTTCCAGGTCGGATTAAAGGGAAAGAACCACAGATCTTTATATATACCACTTCCACCAGACTCCCCAGACTCAAAAACTGAATTTAAAATGGAGCCAATTGAAGCAGGGGCGCAAGAAGGCTCATTTGAAAAGTATAGGAATTCAAATAGAGATGAAATATTAATGGCTCACAGAGTACCAATTAATAAAATTGGCACCCCAGCAGGGATTAACTTGGCTGCAGCTAGAGACGCAGATAAGACATTTAAAGAGCAAGTTTGTCTTCCAGCACAACAAAATCTAGAAAAAAAGCTAAGTAAAATAATTCAAGAAATGACTGATGCAATGGATCTAAAGTTCAATGAACTTTCTCTAACAGATGCAGATACTCAGTCTAAAATAGATGAAAGATATCTTAGATTCCAGGTAATTACTCCAAATGAAATTAGAGTAAGAATGGGAATGGTCCCACGAGAAGGTGGAGATGTCCCAGTAGACCTTGCAGCCCAGGCAGCCGAAATTAAGGCTCAGGCTACTCAAAGTAGAACTCGTGACCAAGAGAGATCAGCAAATTCCCCAGATAAATCTGGGGAGGGCAGAAATGCAAAAGGGGATGGAAGACAAGTCAACTAGTCCTACTCAACTACTTATTTGCCTTTTGATACAACAATCTCTATAATATATAACATATGATCATAGAAAAGTCACATTGGTCTTCTAATGGAAATGCTATTAATTTATCAGTTCCATTTACGAAGGTCAATAGAGAGAAAAGAACAGTCTCAGGATTCGCAACATTAGATAACCTGGATCAGACTGGTGATGTCGTTACTCAAGAAGCTAGCATGAAAGCGTTCGAAAGCTTTAGAGGTAATCTAAGAGAAATGCATCAGCCACTTGCAGTTGGCAAGGTAGCATCATTTAGACCAGAAACTTTTTATGACCCTGCAACAAAAGAATTTTACAATGGTGTTTACGTTGATGCATACATTTCTAAGGGCGCTCAAGATACTTGGGAAAAGGTTCTAGACGGAACACTAACAGGATTTTCCATCGGCGGAAAGATTATTGAATCAGATAACGAAGTAAACAAATCAACAGGAGCATCAGTAAGGTTTATTAAAGACTATGCACTAGTTGAACTATCAATCGTTGATTCACCAGCAAATGAACTATGTAACATTTTATCTATTGAAAAAGTAAATGGACAAATGATTTTTAAAGGCATCGCAGCAGATGTTAAAATGGAAAATATTTTTTATTGTGCAGAAAGTGATTCTGTATTTATGTCAACAGAATCAGAATACATATCTCCAGTTACTGGTAAAAAAACAGAACTCATTGGATGGGTAGAATCAAACGACGTAAACAAAGGAAAAGAAATAGAGAAGATTCTTGATTCACGTAGATCAAGATTGCAAACATTGCCTGACAACACAAATATAAATATGGCAATTGCAGAAGGAGGAAATGAAGTGGAAAAGCTTAATGTAACAGAAGCAACTCCAGTAGTAGAAGAAGCAGTGGCTCCAGAAGCACCTGCAGAAATTATTGAAGAAGTTGCCCCAGTAGAACAAGAGTCTGCTGAAGTTGTAGCTGAAGAAACTTCTGCCGAAGTTCTGGAAAAATCAGCAGAACTAACAACTCAGGAATCACCTGACTTTGTTAAAATGCTAGGCGACCTTAAGGGTTTCTTCTCAGAGACTTTGGAAAAGGCCTCTGAGGCAAACGCTGCTCAGGTTTCAACAATCAAGGAGACAGTCGAAGCTTTTAGCAAGAATGTCGATTTGAGAATTTCAGAATTAGCAGAAAAGCACACAGAACTCTCAACAGCAGTTGATTCAATCAAGTCCATCATGGACACAGTTGAAAAAAGAGTAGACGCAGTAGAATCAGACACTGCAATTAAGAAGTCCTCTGACCTTGGCGGGTCAGTTGGAGTAACAACAATCAAAAAATCAAAATGGAACGGCACTTTCCTCGGTTCCGTTAGCGAATTAACAAAATAAGGGTATGGTGAAAAACTAATGAGTAATGAACTATTAGCAAAAGCAGCTGAAGCAGGCACAAC